ATTGGGAAGATTTTCCCTGAAAATGGCTCGGCTAGGCACTATACGGAATGAAAGAAATCGCTTTGGCTGAATTGGGTGAGATTGTCCGAGTTAGGGATGAATCGGCTTACCGAGGTGTTCCAGAACCGCGAATCCACACAAAACTTAATGATTTACCCTCTTTGGGCGAGCAAATGATTAAATTCTGTGAGGAAATCGGCTTTACTTTGATGCCTTGGCAACAATGGTTGGCTCATCACAGCTTAAAACAAAAACCCGATGGCCGATGGGCTCATCCAGTAGTGACTTTGCTCTGCGCTCGTCAGCAGGGTAAATCAACCTTTATGGCCCTTCAAATCCTATTTAGAATCTATGTTTTGAAAGAAAAACTGCAAGTCCATACTGCTCATAAGCTAACTACTTCAGCGGAACTATTCTATAAAATCTATGGAATTATTGAACAGAATCCAAGGCTAGCTGCTGAATTTACAAAAAAACTAGAAAGTAAAGGCTTTCAAGAGCTTCAATTTACTGAAGGCCGTCGATATATCGTCCGAGCCAATAACTCGGCTGGTAGAGGCATTGCAGCCCCTGAAACGATACACCTAGACGAAGCTAGAGAGTATAAAGATGAGGATGTCTGGTCAGCTTTGCGTTATACCCAGATGGCTAGCCCAAATCCTCAAATATGGGTTTATTCAAATGCTGGAGATCAACACAGCATAGTTCTAAATAAACTCAGGGAAAGAGCGATGGCTGCAATATTTGGTAGCAATGATGATATTGGTTGGTTTGAATGGTCAGCGCCTCAAGGCATTAAGTTTGATAACTCCCCGGACTTCTGGCTAGGCGTCTGCCAAGCTAATCCGTCATTAGGTATAACAGTTCATCCAGATAATATCCGAGCCGTCTTGTCAGACCCCGAGGATATTGTGCGCACAGAAGTTTTATGTCAATGGGTCGATACAATCAATCCAGTTATCAATCCGTCTCAGTGGGAGAGTTGCAAAGTTGAGGGACTTCGACTCAACCCTGAATCTGATACTTGGTTGGCTATTGATCTAAGCCCTAGTAGAAAAGAAGCGGCGCTAGTCGCTAGCCAAAGACTTGAGGGCGATAAGTTCCAAGTCATATTGCTTCAGACTTGGCATAACCCTGCCAATCTGGATGATAAAGCAATGGCTAATGATGTAGCGGAATGGGTGCGAAAGTATCCAGTTCAGCTAGTTGCCTATTCAGCCAGAACCGCATCGGCAGTAGCTGCGCGATTAGCTCCTGCTGGTATTAGGGTTGAGCCAATAGATGGCCTTGACTATGCACAAAGCTGCGATGAGTTACTGGGAGCAATCTCATCTCAGCGGTTGGCTCACTCGGGACAAGATGAGCTGACAAAGCAATGCCTATCCGCCGTCAAGCTACCCTTTGGAGACGGCGGCTGGGTAATGGGTCGCAAGGTAAGTAATACGACAATCTGTGGAGCAATTGCATCGGCTTTAGCAACACATTATGCAACGATGTCTGAAACTAGCGTTGATATCCAAATAGTGTAAGTCTCCTCGCCTACAATGTAATCAATGGGTGCTATAAGAGATTTCCTATTTCCTGCAGTTGAGGCCAAGCGCCCTATTGCCGTTACTGATGTTCAAGCAGCTTTAACACCAGTTCAGATTAGCGATTCAGTTTATAATATTCTTGGCGGTGCAACTAATACCACTCGCCAATTAGCAATGAGCGTTCCATCCGTTGCAAGAGCTCGCAATATCATATGCGGAACTATTGGCTCATTACCTTTAACAACTTTCAATCGCATTACTGGCCAGTATGTTGATCCACACAGAGTTATCAACCAGCCAGACCCAAGAGTTGCAGGATTCGTAATCTATTGCTGGCTTGCAGAAGATATCTGGCTATATGGCGCTGGTTATGGTCAAGTGCTTGAGATGTATAGCGCAACCGATGGCGGACGCGTCAGAGCTTGGACTCGCGTAAGTCCAGAACGCGTTACAGTTGATACCGATTTCCTAAACACCACAATTACTGGATATAAAGTTGATGGTAAGTCAGTTCCGCTTAATGGCGTAGGTTCGATTATAAGATTCGATGGCGGAGATGAAGGCTTACTCCACAGAGCTGGCAAAACAATTGCCGCAGCAGTTTATCTTGAGAACGCAGCAGTTAATTATGCTAAAGAGCCTGCACCTTCAATGGTATTAAAGTCCAATGGCACTAATCTAACTGCCGAAAGAATTTCATCCTTGCTAACCGCTTGGAAAACTGCTCGACAATCTCGCTCAACAGCTTTCTTAAATGCAGATGTAGAATTACAGCAATTTGGTTTTGATCCTAAATCGATGCAACTAGCAGAAGCGCGTCAATATGTAGCATTAGAATTAGCTCGGGCTTGTGGAATACCTGCCTACTTCTTGAGCGCCGAAACGACTTCGATGACTTACTCAAACGCTGTGTCCGAGCGGCGCTCACTAGTAGATTTCTCACTTCGCCCAATACTTAAGGCAATTGAGGAACGCCTATCATTGCCGGACTTTACACCCAATCCAGTAATGACGCGCTTTGCACTTGATGACTTCTTACGCGGTAACGCACTAGAGAGAGCTCAAGTTTATGAAATCTTAAACCGCATTGGCGCGATGAGCGTTGAGCAGATTCAACGAGAGGAAGATTTAATCCCTAATGAAAGTTAATATCCCAATGGTCGTTACAGCGGCCGACACAATCAAACGCACTATAACTGGAACTATTGTGACTTGGAACGAGCAAGGCAATACTTCAGTTGGCCCAACAGTCTTTGCAGCTGATTCAATTGAAATGAAGCCAGTTAAGTTGCTTCTTGAGCACGACCGCACTCGGCCAATTGGCAAGATGGTTTCTCACAATGTAACTAAGTCTGGCATCGAAGCTACTTTTAAGATTGCCAATACTATGGCTGGAGAAGATGCCCTGATTGAAGCAACTGAAGGCCTACGCGATGGATTTAGCGTTGGAGCTCAGATTAACGAATGGACAAACAACAAAGGCATTATGCAGATTACTTCAGCAACCCTAGATGAAGTTTCTCTAGTTACTGATCCTGCAATTGATTCTGCTCGCGTAAGCGAAGTAGCAGCTTCTGAAAATGAAGCACCAAAAGAAGATTCTGATTTAGCAACCGCTGATTCAGAGAACCCAAACGAAGGAGACCAAGTGTCTGACACTACTGCTCCTGCTCCTGCCGTTGAAGAAGCGGTTGAAGCAGCTAAAGCAAATATGGTTGAGGCGTCTCGCCCAGCCTTTTACACAGCCCCTCGCCTTGAATTCACAAAGGCAAAATATCTAGAGAATAGCGTTCGCGCTAAACTCGGTGATGACGCAGCTCGCCAGTATGTTATGGCAGCAGATGACACCACCAGCAACAACGCTGGCTTAATTCCAACTCGCCAGCTAACTGAGGTTATCAATCCTCTATCAAATGCTGACCGCAGCACAATTGATGCAATCTCAACTGGAGTTCTACCAGATGCTGGAATGTCCTTTGAGATTCCAAAGATTACAGCCGTTCCAACAGTTGAAGATGAGAACGAAGGCGATGCAATTGTTGAGACTGGAATGACCAACAACTTCCTAACAGTAAATGTTAATAAGTATGCAGGTGGCCAGACATTCTCAGTAGAACTTCTTGATCGTTCTAACCCAGTATTCTTTGATGAGCTAGTTCGTCAAATGGAATTTGCTTATGCTCTAGCAACAGATAAGTTCGTTGCTGGTCAATTGCTTGGCAATGGACAAATTGCTGCCACAGCAGCTGATAACACAGCAGCAGGAATTCTTACTTTCGTATCCGAAGCAGCTGCTGAGGTTTATAAGGACTCTCTAGGATTTGCTAGAAACCTTATTGTGACACCAGAGCAATGGTCAAAGATTATGAGCTACAACGATGCTGGTCGCCCAATCTACACAGCATCACAGCCACAGAATGCAGCTGGCGTAGCTAGCCCACAAAGCCTTCGCGGAAATGTTGCTGGACTTGGACTCTATGTTTCTCGCGCACTTGGATCACTTACTGCTGCTCATCCATCATTACCTCTTGGCGATGGTTCGATGATTGTAGTAAATCCAGATTCTTACACTTGGTATGAATCAAGCAGATTCCGTCTCCAGACCAATGTAGCTCTAAATGGTCAAATTGAAGTTGCTTACTACGGCTACGGCGCACTTGCAGTTAAGGTCGCTGACGGAGCTTGCTACTTCAACAAGAACTAAAAAACTCAAATAGTGACGGCCAGTCCGCTCCCGAGCTGGCCGCTCACCTAACTGCTTGAAAGGATGACGAAATGCCAACGATAGTTACAGCCACAGAGCTGAGGACAATTCTTGGCGTTTCGTCATCCCTATATAACGATGCTTATCTAAACGATATTGTCGATGCTTCAGAGAACCTAGTTCTTCCAATGCTGGTCACTTTTCAAAGCAAAATCAACAAAGTAAAGCTTGAAAATAATATCGCTTACTTTGAAACCGCAACAATTCAAGAATTCACAGAAGGCCAATCCGTAATTATTACTGGCTGCGGATCACCATTTAATGGCACACACACAGTAACCGATGACGAAATTTCAGATTATGTATTCACAGTCGCAATCACCAATGCAGATATATTGGAGAAAAATATCATCCCAGCAGGAAACGCTGCGCTCTCTGGACTATCAACCTATGTCGGAAATGCCAATGCTGAAGCTGCAATTCTGGCTATCTCAGTCGAAATCTTCCAAGCAAGAACCGCAGCTGGCGGATCAATAGAAGGCGTAGATTTTGCCGTTACCCCTTACCGCTTATCTAAGAATTTACTTGCCAAGGTAACTGGCTTACTTGGCCCATACCTTGATGTTGAAACTATGGTGGGTTAATGCCTGCCTCAACAATTGCCACAGATGTTAGAGGCGCTCTTAAAACTGCCCTATCTGGTATTAGCGCCAATATCTATGATTCGGTTCCAGAGGCCCCAATAGTTCCAGCGATTATTTGCATCCCAGACTCGCCCTATATGGAGTTAGAAGTCTTAGGCAAATCCACAACTCGCGTTAAATTAAATTACACCATAACTGCTTGCGTTGCGTATTTCAGCAATGCCGCTGCTTTAGATAACTTAGAGCAAATGGTTATTAGTATTCTTGGAGCGTTAAATGCTTCCAAGTATGAGTTATCAATAGTCGAAAGACCTTCGGTAACCGAAGTTGGAACTACTACCCTGCTAGTTTCAGATATCCGCTTGAGCGTCCGCTACGAGCAAACCGCATAGGAGACCTAAATGCCAACAACAGTAATAACTGGGCGCGATGTTAGTTTTACCATTGGTGGTAACAACTTCGATGCTCAAACTACTTCTGCAGTTTTAAGCTGCGAAACAATTATCGAGACTTATCAAACCCTTGATGGTCGCGCTTATAAGTCCGTAGATAAGCAATGGACTTTTACACTTGAACTATTGCAGGATTGGGGAGCGACTGGCTCTCTATTTGAAATTATTTGGGGCGTAGCAGAATCAGCGCCTAATACTGCAATCTCAACAGTATTTACAGCCGCATCTGGCGCAACTTTTACATTCCAAGTTCTGCCAATATTTCCAACAGCAGGAGGCGCAGCACCAGGAGCGCTAACTGACACTTGGACAATGACAGTAATTGGACAACCAGCAGAAAGCTTTACCTAAGAGATCGGAGCATCGGGAGCTATGAAAATTTCAATCACAATTAAATACAGCTCAGGCGAATCAGCTACTTACCAAGCTGGCTTGCCAGAATGGGCTAAGTGGGAACGCAAAACT